TTTTATTCATTCGATTATTCATTATGCAAACTCCAAATCAATAATTGCTGTTTCAAGAAAACCGTCGCCGGTAAAGTAAGGAACTTCTACATCATCATAGGTATTTTTAATGAGAGTAGAAGCATCACCGTTAATTTGTACTACGCCGGCATCGTTCCAAGTTGAAACTCTTACGTTCCAATCGCCCGTCCAGATATTCGGCTCGTCTGCTTCTACCCAATCCATAACTGCGTTAAGAGTTAGCTGGGCATCAATGCCTTCGTCATCTTCAACTAGATATTTAATTGTAGCTTGAGGTTCACTAAACCATTCAGCATCACTATAATAAGCAATAGTAGGTACTTCACTTTCAGTAGTATCTTCTTCAGTATTGTTAAAAAGTTGATCGTAAATAACCCAACCTCCAACAATTGCAGTTAAGGTAAGACCAACTGCGCCTAATCCAAGAAATAACATTTCTTTCTCCTATAATAATGGCCTGCGCGGAAGGATTCGAACCCTCGACCCACGGCTTAGAAGGCCGTTGCTCTATCCAGCTGAGCTACGCGCAGATAATAATTTATACTTTAGTCGTTCTCATATTGGGATATTTTTTCAAATGATTATCGGATATGTTTGCATAATCAAGTCCGTTAACATTGTGACACCAGTAAGACAATGATCCCTCATTACTTAATTTTATATCTTTACCTTTTCCTTGAAACCAATTAGTTGATTTTAAATTTTGATCTTTTATATTCCTAATAAAATTTTCAGGTTTTCCAAAAGAACAATATATTTTCATAGTATATGGATTTCCCATTGCAAATCCGTCTACAGGAAATATTTTAATATTATCACCACCGACTAACTTAGGTTGATTTGTTAATAACGTAATTTTATGTACTATAGTTTTTTTATCTTGATCACAGAAATTAATATATTTGCTTAGGTCCATTGTTTTTAAATTATAATCGTATCTAGATCTAATAATAATATCATAAGAATCTGGATCATCTAGTAAACAATATGTTTTATATACCTTATTCCACTGAGCAAATATATTTGCTAAAAGTGTTTCTTCAGTTTCCTTTATTTTAAACTTAGCGTTGTATTTTTTCCAAAACTCATTTGAGCATTTTTGTATAAAAGATGATAATTTATTTTTATTTACAAACTGTAAACACTCTTTACTATAAGACTCATAATCATCTAATTCACATTTTTTAAATTTAGAAATGTAATTATGTTCTACAAAAGATTCAGTAGTTTTATATTTTGTATGATTTATAGAAGATTTTGTTGGCAGCCCTACTATATCATAACTACTAGTGTATAAATCAAAATCATAACTCTTATGGTTATTTAAGAAAACATTTAAGGCATTAAGATAACTTAAGTCTCTAACAAACCCTGGTAAAAGTAGCGCTACTTTCATTACTTAATATCTTCTTTTATAAAATACTCCAAATCTTCTGGTGTACCAAGACCCCACATTCTTCTTGCTTCATGCGTTCTAATCTGCTTACCATCTTTAATTGCTTCATTGAATACCGGACAAACATAAAACTCGCCATTGACCCTAATATCTTTTTCAATCATCCGCTCTGCGTACTTCACAAAGTCGGAGCCATGCTTCCAGTAATAGTAACCAACTGTAGCGTTATCAGAGATAGGATTCTTTTCTGCAACTTCTGCGACTAGTCCGTTATCATCTACCTTTGCGAATGACCATTTAGGATGAGTTGCTTTAAATGTTACAATGCCACCATCAGCATCTCTTTCCTGCATTTCATACATAAACTCAACAGGATTCCAGTCAACATACTGATCTGAGTTAGCAAAAAATAAAGGATCATCGTTATTAATCAATTCTTTGGCCAGTAAAGCCGTGCATGCTGCTCCTTCTGTGATACCATCAACCTCAATGATTTTACACCCTGGAGAGATTAGATTTAACATAGTATCTAGATTATATTTTTTCTTGTGTTCTTTCTGTGCCACATAGATAAAATTAGCATCTAAACCTAAATTCTCAGTTACTAGCTGGATCATTGGCTTATCATGTACTTGAATTAAAGGTTTGGGAAAAGTGTATCCTGCAGCTGCAAACCTAGATCCAGCACCTGCCATAGGAATTAATACATTCAATTTTTCGGATTTCCACTTATTCATTATTTTACCACTTTCTAGATTAGAGAAAATCTTTTCTCTCGTAACATCATACGGATTATTTACCCTGATATATTTAGCCCTACTTCTTTCCGCAGCCAATAGACCTGGAGGAGAATCTTCAACAATTAATGTTTCTTCTGGGAGCGCTCCCATAATTGACATTGCTTTCCAGTACATTTCAGGATGAGGCTTAGAATTTCTTACATCTTCATTAGAGATAATCACCGAGCAATGGTGAATTAGTTGACTTTTAGATAGAGCTGTAAGCACAGTTCTTCTAATTGAATTAGAACAAACTCCAATCTTATATCCTTTTGTTTCAAGTTCTTTAAACAGTTCAGTTATTTCAAAAATAGGATTAAGTTCAGCCAATAATTCCATGGTAAAAGATTGTTTCTTATCACTAATACATTGATGATATTTTTCTGGAAGGCCTTTAAATTCTGTAAGTATTGTAAGCTTTTCAGTAGTCTTTTTACCATCGTATATATTAATATGTTCTTCTCTGGTAATACGATACTCTTCATTTAAAGCCTGATTTAAAGCTTTATAGTGTATTTCCTTAGCATCAATAAGGACGCCATCTAAATCAAAAAGAACTAGTTTCGTCACTGGTGCTGTACGTACGGCTTTGATTCAGTTACAATTGCAGTCTCTGCTTTAGCAGGAGTAGCCAAAGCAAAAATTGCTCCGACTAATCCTACGAGAATATTACTTTTCATAGACATGTTCATATTCCGGTTCTGTATAAGTTACTTCAGAAGTAGGACACACCTCGTGTGAATGCAAACCACCAGCAGCGTTAGTACCAACTACAGCACCAGCTCCTGCTCCAATCATAGACATAGCAACATCGCCATCAGACAAAATACCTAGACCAATCGAACCTACGATTGCACCGAGAGTTGCGTATGCTGGAGTTTCAGGGGTGTAGTACAATACATCTGTACATTGATTAAGACTTGGATATGTGTTAACTCCACAGCCAGTAAGTGCCAACATAGACACGCTGCCGATAATAAGTGCTTTCATTTTATACTCCTACAATAGAATGGTAAATATCTTCCCAGCCGTTTACACGATTAGGATATTCAAGATGACGATTGTGAGGTAGATCAATCAAAAAAGAGTTTAGTCCCAATTCATCGCCAAGTACTGCATTTTGAACTTTGTCTTCTACCCATACACAGTCAGTGTCACGATAAGGCTCGAGCGCCTCATCCTTATCAGCTCCAGTATCTAGGCAAACAAGTTCATCGATTACAGATTCACCAAAAAGATCGTGAAGGTTCTGTAGCCGTGCTTTGTATGCATATTTATTCAACGACAAAGAGGTGATTACACGTAGGACGTATCCACCTTCTTCGTGGAGCTTACGTACATATTTAATAGCATCTAAGTTTGGAGTCAAATAAGCAATGGCTGCAGAGTTATTAAACTCCTCACAGATTTCTCTTCCCTTATCCTTATTCAATAGCCCATACCGTTTCCATACAGCATAGCCAGTCGGGTCTTGCTCAGTGTAACCTTTGTTAGCCATAAACTCTTTGAAGCCAAAGAGCCAGTCAACGAGTACACCATCACAATCAGTGAGGATTACTTTTTCATTCAGTTTTGTCATTTTCATCTTTCTTTTTGTTTAGGAAGCTACTAAAATCAAGTCCCATCAATCGGGCCATAGGGTTTTTAGTTAGGTATAGATTCCAGAATGTCTGGGTAAAATTATACTTCCAATAATCTTTAAGTCTGGGTGCTTTCATTTTTAATGTCCTTTACGAAGTCTTTACCTTCTTCAACCCACTCGTCGATAAATAGGTGTGAAAGCCGATCGACCATCACATTACGTGTTTCTAATATAACACCATCATCATATTCAAAATAAAAGTAACCCGGAGCGTCAAAGAGAGACAAATTAGGCTCTCCAATCCGCTTGAGTATGGTTTGACGTTTCATTTCTTATTTTCCGTAAAGAGTTTTGTTGAACCACACCGGGTCGAATTGCTTGATGATATTGAGTGGAGTGTTACCAATCTTCATCATTTCGGCGTATTGCTCCACAGTGAACATATCTACGATTTTCTTCATTACCTTCGATTTAGTAAAAGGTCCACCGTGCTTGAAGCGAGCAATAAAGAGAGGCTTACGAGTACCTACACGGGATGGGTGGCAATTACCTTCTTCGTAGTACTCAGCGCCTTCATAGTCGCCATGGTAGTTAAGGTATCCACCGAAGAATTCGAACTGTGTTTTGTCAAACTTTGTCATGATGTAAGTCCTTTAGTTAATCAGCTTATATATGTAATATATAACTTGTAGCTACACAAATACAACACTAAATTCATTTTTTGTATATAAACTTGATACTGTAACATATATGTTACTATAGGCAAAGGGGAAAGATACATTGGTGTATACCTCTCCCCCCGCAACAGTACTGTTATTATATACTAATTTTCAGTGATTGTACACAACTAAGTGTAGGATTGTTCCTCCATATCAGATATTGATTTACCTAAGAAATCCCTTTTAAGCCTCAGTTTCCTCACAAGGTCTGAACGACCTTTTTTTGCCATCTTGTACTCATAGTGTTCTAGTTCACGATAGTCTTTTCTGAGTCTTTCGATTTGGGAAATGATCATAGAAAGATTCCTTTAGTAGTTGAGGTTCAAAAATCATAGTAACTAAGGGAGGATACTTGGAAACGCCTCCTTCACTACTGCAGCTGAAATACCTTTAAATGGTTTCTTGTCTTTCACCTGCAATACGATTTTAGCATCTTCAGGGTGAATCCCTTCCAGAAGCTGAATAAACATAGATTCTCTTTTGTAGTCTTTTAATTGGGTAGCTTTAGGATTGACAAACATAGCAAGTCTTTTAACTTGTTTGTGTAAGGTACTAGGTACCGCGTGTGGTTCATTTGGAGTATAAGGAGGAGTACCCTCTGGGAGAATAAACTGAATTCTAGAATCATAAGCTCCCTGCAAAATTGTCCTAAGAGCAAAAGATTCGTTTTCCTTTAAGACTTTAATCTTATCTGCCTTTTTGCTTTGACTAGCAGCTTTTTTAATCACTTCATGAATCTGTAATGTCATCTTATTCACCATCATCTTCATCCTTTTTAATATGCTTCGAGTTAATCCTACACTGGATATAACCATTATAATAATCGTCTCTTAATAATACATCATATTCAAATTGCAACTTTGCTTCATGGTATGAGCATTCGCCTTTGGTCTTACATAACCTAAGAATTTCTCTGTAATATTTTTTAGCTTCTGGGTCTGGTCCGTAATTTGCAACTTCTTCTTTGAGTTGAGCATTAGAACCGTAGTAACTTCTCCAATCGGATTCTTTAGTTACATATTTTGTCTTAGTACCACCGGCTTTAGTTTTTACTTTGGTCTTGCGTCGATTCCAAAACAGTTTTTTACCGATATACTTTTTATTTGTATCTAAGTCTTGAATACGATAGACAAATCCAATATATTCTTCCGGAGCACTTTCTGGCTCAAACGGTTTAAATTCATGATACCACATATATACAAAAATAGCTCCAAGTTATTCACCTGGAGCTATTTATCATTTTTATTAAGTTTTGATATTACTAGTTAGAAGTCGATCTCGCATGCACCTCCGGCACACGCAGCCGCACCGAGAGTATCGACGTCAGTAAACTTCTTTTCAGTAAGCTCACCAATCCAATCAATCTGTTGGTATGACCTTTTGATCTTTTCCCATTTATGAATCAAGTGAGCATCCTTCAAACAGTATTCTGCCTGCTTAAGATCACCTTCCAAATACTTACTGGCAAACGCCTGGAATCGACGCACCCAATCTTTCTTCATAGTGTTCTTAGAGTTTTCTTGAGAAATATCCTCACCAAATCCTTGAGCTGTAGAACAAGCCATCCAAAGGTCTCCGAATGCCTGCAGGCCATCCACAACGAGACCAGAGGCTAATACAGAAGCCACTCCATACTTTTCAACCATCTTCTCAGCGTCGATGACTTCAGTGTTTGGCGCTTGATTGAAATCCTTATCGCCAGAAGTAGACAAGAAAGAAATACCAGCAAAGCTATTCCTATTGCTATAAACATATTCTGCAACTTCGTCCCAATCCTCCACTAAAATTGTGTTTGATACGTTATGAGATACGGTTGGGTCTGCACAAAGTTCTTTGTTCTTACCTGTATTTACCCAATGTTTTTGCGCTTTTCCTACAAGATCAAGGTGCTTAGGTCCAATCAGTTCATCTTTAAGAATAGAACCTGGCTTAGGTGTAATAGGGAATGATACAACCCAATCGCTACCAGCTGCAGACCAAACTGATTCTTCAACCATATCAGGATTAGTCTTAGCAATTAACTGTGCAATCTCAGACTCTTTATTCAACTGAATGTTGCGAATATATCTTTCAGCGTGCTCAGCATGGATTCCACTTGCTGTACCCAAGAGGACAGAAGCATTCCCGCTAGGCTTAACACAAGTAGTCCGAGCAGCAGGATTGATACCGATAAGAGCAGCAAGTCGAGCATTAGTCTCTTTAACAATTTTGGCACCCTTTTCCAAAATCTTTTCATCGAATAGTACATCAGGGTTATTCATCCATCCAGTAATCGATACACCAAGCAAAGCCTCGCGGTCAAAGATCTTTTTGGATGTATCAGATAAGAATTTAAAGTCAGTGTAGCCAGCCTGAAGAGTACCAAGGATCGATGCTGCTTCACATGCTTTATAGAATGATTCCTCATCTACACATTGACCACCATTAATCTCTGTCAAATTGCATCCTTGCCAACCAGATTCGCCATCAATCTGTGGGAACATACCAATTTCTACACACGGATTGGTTGTATGCTCTGTGGATTCTACAAATACAAACCCTGGTTCACCAAACTGCTTAATGCTGTCCATGATTGCCATAAAGTCTTCTTTTTTGGTTTCTTTACGTACAATCACCGCAGAGTTATTAGAACGTGCACGCTGTGGGTTATCTACAAACCAATTACCAGTCTTTGCACTCATCATCTCTGTGTCAGTTGGTGAGAACAAACAGATAGTAGCAGAACGCCGCACACCGCCGCTCAGAACCGCGTCAGCACAATGCATCGCAATATCGTAGACATGGATTGGGCGTAAAGAAACAGGATTGCTTTTACCCATTACTTGACCTTGAATCAAGTACTCAATACGATCCAAAGCCATACGCAAACCGTCAGGACCGGGCGCTTTAAATCCACCAGAGATTTTAGCACCGCGCGGACGGATATTTGTCAGGTCAAAGAATACACGTCGTCCTTCAAACTCAGGGTAGTTACCACCACCTACAAAGTATGAAGACATCAATACGTCCAACGCAGATGCCCAGCCTTCAATTGAATCTTCTACAACATAACCTTTAGCCTGCTTCTTGCGATCTACAACCTGAGGAAGCTTGTCTACATGGTGGGTTTGTACAGAAAAACCTGCACCTGCACCACAAAGCAAAATGTAAAAGTACTCACCGAAGAAAGATGCACGGTCTACATATGAAGACGTACAGTTATACATTTTCATTTGATGTTTAAGCAGCTGGTCACCACCAAACTGTAAAGCACGTTGTGCGCCGAGTACGCGTTTTTCTTTATATGCATTAGAAGCAGTAGCCATTTCTCCTGCCAATGCAGTACTCATCTGATCTTTATAATAGTCCTTATGCATAGCCATAACACGGTCAACAGATTCATCCCAACTCTCATAGCGGTTTTCATCATCGATGTATCTGGAATATGAGTCGTAAAATTTAGTTTGAGACAGAAAATCCCTCATGTCTAGACTATTAGTCATAGAACGTACCTCTTTTTATGCTTGAATTTTTAGAATTAGGTATTATATATCAGATCACGAAATTTGTAAACAGTTACTTTAATTTTTCAACTGCTCGTGATCCAAACCAGAATGAAATAATTGCTGCGAAGATAGATTGAGACTGTGGGTCCCAGATAACATCAGAGATATCGGACAAATTTAGTCCTGCTTTCATCGCTTCCATTACTAGTACGGTTTTATAGAATAAGAAAAATCCAAAGAAACAATAGGTGATAATAGGACGTACGCCCTTTTTAAGACCTGCAAAGAACCCTGTCTCTTTAGAGATAGCAATATCATGTTCGATTAGACGTTTATGTTCTTCATGGTGAGCCATGTCTTGTAGATGGTCAAACTCAGCATCTTGCATCTGCATCTTAATATCAGCAGACATTTTCATCTTAGCAAGTTCATGCTTCTGTTCACGACCTTTATTAATCGTCTCCAAAATCTTTGGAGCAAAGGAAGTGCCGAAAC